ATCATAAAATTTAGATTCTATTTCCTCTATTCTGTGTTGATCGTCAACTACACACTTTACAAATTTTCGTGGTTTCTTAAGTAAATCGCAAGTTTGCTGAATAGAAAGGTGAGCCATTAACCCACCTCCTCATTTAACTTTTCTAGTAATTCTTTGGCTTGTTCTTTTGATAATCTAGCAATATCTTTACCGCTGTGATAACCATTTTTCTTAAGAAAGTCAATTATAATTTGTTTCCCTTTTTCATTTTCAACCCATTCTCTAATTGATGCTATCTGTTTTTTAGTAGCTTTTTCATCCTTCTTATTACTTCCGGATGAGTTATTATTTTTAGGTTGTTGAATATAACCATTCATTTTATATCTTTCATTTCCATCTTGATCTACGATAACTAATTGTGATATTTCATCATCATTGTTATACTCAATTTCTTTAACACTAAACTTAACTTTACTTTTTAGTCTACCTTTATTATCTATTTCATCGCTATTTAAGTTAACCCAGATAAAAGGTGAAGTATATAGTTCTCTACCTATACCAACATTGGTGCAAGCTCTTTTAAAGCTGTCAGAAGCCTGTCCTTTTTCCTTCTCTGTCCTACTCTCTGTACCAACATCCTCTTTAGTTACCCATTGTTCTTTTTCGTCATCCCAGACACTAACTTGACAAAATAAACTGCCATTAATTAATTTATGTTCCCGTTGCCAATTCATCGGGCCAAAAGTTTCATCTAATATTTTCATATCAGCTCTAGCATCTTTATACAATAACATTATAGCACCTTTGCTGCGTTGGATAATTTGTTGTGGTCTGGTTTCAATCTCATTAGCTTTTAACTTTCTAATCTCCTTCATTTTATCTATCCCCTTTCAATTTGTGTTCTAAATTCATCCTAAGCCAACTTCTGAAAAAATCATCATCTTTCAAAAATAAGTAAATTAAATTTTCAACTTGTCGCTCATTCATTCCATAATCATAAGCTAACTCTGATAAGATTAATTGCTTGTTATTCATCGCAAATCATCCATCTTTAATTTTCTAGGCTCTAAATCATTAAATAAAAATTCTAATCCATTAACTGTACACAAGCTATCCCATATTATTGCTTCTGCTACTTCTTCACATATGTGGTACCTTTTCATTAATGCGTCAACAACACCTTCTTTATTAACTTCCTTGTCAGCTATTTCTAATTCAAACTTTTCTACACCTTTCATTTTATCCCTCCTAATATGTTAATACCATTATATCAGTTTAATTTTACTTTGTCAACTTTTTCTTTTTAACTTTTTCTTTAATTCATACACTTCACGCAAATGTTTAAATAACTCAAATTCAGTTTCTAGATTATTTTGCTTCCTAACCTCAAACCCTTCATCATCTGTTCTTCCTATTCTTAAGATCATAACTTGCTCAACTTCATAATTATTTTCTTCTAATAAGTTTTTATAAGCACCAAGTTGAATGAAATGAGTGTCATAAATAGCTTTAGAAGTCTTTAAATCAATGAGTGTGTACTTTCCATTAAGTTTAGCATATAAATCGACTGTACCACCGTATTTGTACTTCTTAGAGGACATTCCTTCTTCTACAAGTATAGGTTCTAACTCATTCTCATCTACCCAATCCCAAAACTTGATTAATGCGTTTTCAGCTGCGTTAATTTCTTCTGGACTAAAAGGTTCTAAGTCTGGTTCTTCATCTTTCAACTCACACTCAACCATATAATGGCCAAGTGTTCCAATTTGTGCTGTCTTGTCGACATACTTTTCTACATCAATACCTTTCATTCCCATCTGCCAGTACCACTTTTTTAAACCGTAACCTTTGTCCATTACACCTAATATAGTTGTAGTTCCCGGCACTCTTTTGCCATCTACATAATATCTAGTATGTGCTTTAAGATTTTTATATTTTTCCATTAATATCACCCTTCACTTTTTTGAAATTATAAGAATTATATTTGCCTTCAATTCCCGCAAATTCTAAATAAATATTTTCCCCATTATAATAAATATTTTCAATTTGCAATATATCGCCCATATTAATATTATCAAAGATATTAACCATTACTTTTACATAATCTCCAGGCCTAATTTTATCTTTTTCCATCTTTTAACCTCCTATTATTTATATAATAAATAACTTTTATTTACATGATTGGCTGTTATTTTTATATCTTTATGATATTTATCAAGATAACTTATTAAATTATTGTATTCTTCGTTAGTTTTAGCATTAACCATTATTTGATTATTTAATTCTGTAAAATCATACTTATATTTATTCAGCCACTTTTTTATATTTTCCATCTTTCACCCTCCTTTTATTATTCTCATCAAATTGATATATACTGCCATCTGGAAATCTAATTTGTGCTATTTTCAATTTGCTTAACCTCCTCAATTTGTAATCCGGTCCACTCGTCTGGCAAATAATTTTTAGCTATCTCAAATGGATTTTCATTAGTTTGGAAATAAAACACTTCCTGCTTAAAGCTACTTGTGTATATTGCCCTGTAAAGCTTTCTATTAGCCTTATATTCAGTTTTAAATTGTTCAGTAGCTTCCTGTACCTTTAAGTTAACTTGTGCCTTTATTTGTGCGTTTATATTAGTCTGTAACTTGTTATATAATTCTACACCTGTGCCAATTGATAATCCTACAATTAAAAATATTAGTAATAAACTAATCAGATTTCTTTTCATTTTTATTCTCCTTTAAACTATCTTTCCATGCTTTCCATTGACGCCACATTTCATAGTCTTTCTTTTGTTCTCTTAATTCTTTATCATGTAACCAATCTAAGTTGCTGTGTGGTATCATAATTAACCTCCTAATGCTATTATAATTAATGATAATGTTATCCATATCCCAACAACTGTTAATCCTGCTTTGAGCAATAATTTAATATTTAATAATTCTTTTAACATTTCTTCCACTTCCTTTCTATATAATTCTTTTTCTAATAATTCAGCAACTAATTTATTTCTGCTAATATTCTTCTCATCTACATAATCCTCTAATCGCTTAACTAAGTCATTTGGTAAAGTTATGTTAATCTGAAACATTACATCACCTCCTTTAATTTATAATTGATAGCATCTACACTTTTATATTTAGCCAAAATGTTTTCTATATCTTTATTGTTAATATCCCAGTTAATTGCTGACCAACCTTCATTTAGATATGTTGCTATTCTGTATGCTAAAACCATTGGTGTAACATTAAAATTAAAATGAGTGTGTGGAATTGAAATACTTTTACCATTCATTAAGCTTACATTAGTTTCGCCACCATTGTCGCTTAACATATACCACTTATCGTTAACTTTAATTAAGTGTGATCCATCTACCGTTTCATTACTTTCCTGCACTTCTACGAAATACCTTAAATCCTTAACAACTGCTGAATAATTATTAATTTTAATCATTTTATTTCCCCCTTTTTATAATGATTTTATTTTATTATAGAAATATTCATCATCTTCATCAAATTTGTCAATCGTGCCATTATCTATTTCATTATCTATCAATTGATTAAATTTATTGGAATCTATTATTAGAAATTCAATTTCATTTTCTCTGCCAGCTTCTACAAATAATTCATATCTGTGATTGCCATCTAATATCCAACCATCTTCATCTATAATTACTGGATAATTGCTATTAAAACCTTGTTCTAATATTTCTTGTGATGCTTTGTAATCACTATTCATGTTAGGATCTAATTTAATTTCAACATCTAATTCTTTAAGTTTCATTTTTGTTCCCCCTCTCATTACCTTGTAATACCATTATACATGATAAATTAGTGTTTGTCAAGTAAATATGTAAATAAAAATAAAAATCCCTACCAGCTATTAACCAGTAGGGAGGAGGGATAACTATTTATTTTTGTTCATTTTTGCTTTGTAATTCTTTTCCTAATTGTTCTAATATTGTTCCGATCACAGGCTCAAACTCTTCACCTGGTATCTGCTTCTTAACCTCATCAGCAATTCTTTTCCATAGTCTGCCGTCAATGTCTGTGTCCTCAATAATAATCTTAATCACCTGTAAAATAATTTCATTCATAAAATTTTCATCTCCTTTTTTAAATATGCTTATTATTAAATTTGTCAACCACATCGGAATTTCATCCCTATCCAACTCATCACCATACTTATCCAACATCTCATTAGCCTTTGCAATATTTTCATCAATTGCAGGCTGTTCTGGGGTTAGGTCATCACCTCTACTTATAGACAGCCCATTCATTTTCCCAACTTTTTCACAGCATCACCACCGATAATTACCACCGCCAGCATTTCAAAAGTTTCAACAGGAATAACATTAAATATTAATAATATGGTTATATAAATTAAAAATGTTAATGCTTCCTGTATTTTATTACTTTCAAAAAATGATAACCAATCATTGAAATGTTTTTTAATCCATTTCATGTTCTATTATCCCAATTTGCAAAATTTTCCCTTACATCAAGATGGATAAAGCTATTATACAATCCAACGCCTGTAAAGCCTATTTGCCTTGCTATACGTTTAATTTCCTCAATTTGAAGGGGGATAGTGTGTAATGATATGTCAGCTGCTTTACCATATAGATGTTGACTGTTATCAGCACCTCCTACTTGCTTATTTCTTTCTGGACAACGATAAGCTGAATTAATTATAAGTGGCACATTAAGTCTATCTCGCAACAATTGCAACTTTTCAACTAACTCATCATCAACTCTAACGTGCCTGTGATTAGGATGAGTGCACTCAAATTCACTCAAATTGAAATTTTTGCTTATTTGGAAATTATTGATTGACATTCAATCACCCTCTTTCATCCTCAGCTAATTTTTCCAATGCATCAAGCCTATCGTGTGCCTTATCAGCACTGTTTTCTACGTGATACATTCGCTCAATTAATCTATTGTGCTTGTCCTGTTTATCTTCAATATAGCTTAATTTTGTCCAGACTATTCCTGCAAAAAATGCTAAGAATATTGCTTGAAATCCTATCTGTAACCAAAATTCTGTTGAGAAGTCCAAAATTATCACCTTTCCACTACTGTTTTATATTTATGCTGTTCTTACCCACATATACACTGTGATGTATGGTTGAAGATTATTATGGGGTTGATCGCCACCAGTTGAGCCGGTTGTTTTATCAGTTGTATACCTCCCATAACTCTCCCCAGAACTAATATTATAATTATTACCACTTTGACTTATATAAGATAAATAAATATCTGTATAAGGGTGATTATGACTAGGCATTTCAGCTTCAGTTAATTGATGCTCTTTCTCCCCACCAGTTTCTCCAGCTGTATCAAAATCAGCGTCTGTGCTGTCTTGGCTAACTAATACTTTCCCTTGCCCAAATCTTTGCCAGGTGCCAAACCCTAATAATGTTGCTGGATTTGTATTTGTATTAGCATTAATATATATACTACCTACTGGCCACATACTTCCAGTTTTAATATTAGTTATATCATTCTCATTAGTATCAATTTGCCCATCCATTTTGTCTAAATTTGTTGCGTTAACAGGAGTTGATTCTGTCCAACCAATTGGAGTGTATGCCATTATACCACCTCAAATTCGCTTTTTAATGTTTGATACATTGC